CGTATCCACAACCAACGCTGTGCATTCTCTATTTCTGATGCAGCTAAAAAGGGTCAAATTGGGGGCAAATAAGAAAAACGAAATATTTTTTGAAGTGTAAAAATCTACAATTTTTGATAATATACTAAATGGCGGATTATCTACAACGACAGCATCCTTTCTATAGCCATAGTTTTCATAATCGCCGCCCGGATAAAAAGGGCGGACAAAGTTTTCCTTGCTTATTTTATATTCATTTGCAGCCCAATCCGCAATAGCATCGTAAACAACAGGTGGCGTATAGCAATCGTCTGTTGTTTTCTTTGGGTTAAATTTTTCTACAAATTCTTCGTATGTTTTGCTTTTCATTTTCATTTATCCTTTCTTTGTAACAAATCAATCGCTTTTCGGAGTGGTTCTGGGAACTGCACACCCATCAAACCCATGTTTTCCACCATGGAAATCAGTTCGTTCGCCATAAATGCGATGCAGACAGCGTCCCGTACATAGGACGTATGCATGACGGCATCCACCTGCACGGCAACCACAACAAGTGCAAGTGTTGCGACCTTGCGACATAAACCTTTCCAACCAACTTTAGATTGCAAGCCGCCTGATTCTGTTTTTGGGGATTTTTTAAAAATCCCTGCACAAGCTAACCCCATCAGGTAATCAATCGCCATAAAAATCAGCAAGGCTCTGATTGCTGCATCCCAGCCGCCAAACAGCCCAGCAATCAGACCGCCGACCGTTCCGGCTGCTGCACAAATCCATTCTTTCATGCGGTTGTTTCCTCCGTTTCTTTCACGTCATAATCGCCGGAAAGCAGCACCAGCATTTCCGGTGTTAGGTCACCAGATGCAAAAATCTGATACTGTCCATTTTCAAGCTGCACTGCCTGAATTTTTGCGTTGCCCCAGTTGCTTCGCTGGATTGCCTTGCCTTGTTTCAATGCCTCGACTGCTTCGATAATGTTCACTATATTTTCCCCCTTATAAGATTGTAATTGACTGAATCAGCGGATGGCTGTTGTTGCTCCGACCGACCCAAACCAAATAGTATGTGCCTGCCGTTACGCCCTCGCACGGGGTCAGTGTTGTGATGTAATCCGTGCTGTACAGCCATTGTAAGGACAAGTCGATATAACTGCCCTCTGTTTGCGCTTTTTCGAGAATGTCCGCAGCCGTGCCCGTGTCAGACTGCACCAGCCGCAGAATGCCAGCTTCGGTGCTGCCAGCGAGGAAACGAATTGCAATTTGTGTGGATGCCGTCACGCTGATGGGCAGCGAGCAACAGGTGTATACCTGCAAATCCCATCCAAAAACGGTTGTTCCGTAGTTAAGGGCATAGCCGTTTTTTTCGCTGCAGAAATCCGCATGCAGGGCGGTAAAGTCTGCAACGCTGTAAATCGTATCGTTATAAAGCAAAGACACCTTGTCCCGATGCGTTGCATCATATAACACCGTTGTGGTTGGGGTTTCGCCGCCCGAAATTTCTAGAATCTTTGGGACAAGCGTGTTGAACTTTTCTTCTGCATTTGCTGCAACGCCTTTTGTGGTCAGATTTGCGGCAAGCTGCTGCCGCAGCTGGTTTAGTTTTGTCAGCTGTTCTGCAATTGTCACCGCCATGTTACACCTCCACCATCGTTGCAAGGGCTGTAGATAGATCGCCAACGCTGTCCTCTAAGGCTTTAATACGGGTTGCGAGGTTGTTGTCCGCTGCTTCTCGCTCTGCCGTTACTCTTGAGTATGTGCTATTTAGGTACGTTTCAATTCCGTCCAAAAAGTCTTTATTGTCGTGCGTATGTGCGGATGCTTTGAGCACATCGACATCCGGCGACAAGTCCAGCACAAAAAGGCCGTCCGGTACAAGGTCTAAGGCGTTATGAGTTACTGTACTGATGGAGGGCGACACCCGCCATGTTTGCTTGCCTGTTACGGTCACCAGCGTTGCAGTGCAGTATTTTTCAGATTCTCCCTCTTCGCATCCCTGCGTATAATCGCCCCAAATCACAGACTCACCGCTTGTTCCGTTTTTAACAGTCGCTGTGGTTGTTCCGTTTTTGTCAGTGATTGTAATGGTTGCTCCGGTGTCTGTTTCGGTAACGGTTGCAGTCGGGGAATAACCGTCTGTACCGTTCTTCCCGTCAATCCCATTTGCTCCGTCTTTTCCGTTTACGCCGTCTTTGCCAGGCTTTCCGGGGTCGCCTTTCGCTCCGGCTTCTCCCTTATCACCTTTATCTCCCTTTGCAGGCTGTCCGGAATCCTGATAAGCCCCTGTTGCAGCGTCGTATAGCCACCACGTGCCGTTCTGGATAATCGGAGCTTTCGCAATCAACTGCTCTGCCTGTGCAAGAATGGACTGCATCTCACGCAGAGCCTTGTCAATCGCATCAATACCGCCGTGATACTGCTCTAAGATAGAGTTGCGGACAATCATCGGGGTCATCTCGTACTTAATAACAACGGTATCCTCTTTTTGACCGACAATTTCCGGCAAAAGCTGACCGGATACTGCTGTAAAGTCCTCCGTGATTGTCCATGTAAGGATGATTTGATTTTCTGTGACCTCTTTTTCCAGATTTTGCATGACCAATCCGCCACCACTGTTGACCGCTCGCAGCGTAAACAGGCAGTCAGATAAATCTGTTTGATGGTAGTACCGGTCAACGGCAATTTGAATTTTATCGGCATTCTTTTCACCAGCACCCAGCAGGTGCTTAATATTTGCCGTATCAATGTATTTTTGATTTGCTGTTAGCATAAAATTCCCCTTTACAACTTGTTGATTTCATCCCAGAGGGCGTTGATTGCGTTTTCAAATTCTGTGTTATCAACTTTGTTATTTTCTAAATTCTGTATATCTGATAAGTTTTTGCTGGCAGCAGTTGCTGCATCATTTGCAGCAGTTGCAGCATCTTTTGCAGCGGATGCAGCATCATTTGCTTTTGTTTGTGCCGCTTTTACATGATTATCCAATCTTGATGCGACTGTATTGGTGTATGTTTTGCCGGTGTTGCTGGCATGGCTTGCAAGTGATTTCTTGGCTGCTTGCGATAAAACACGGTTGTCACTTCCTGTGCAGCCCAACTCCCAGCCGCCCCGAAATTTCCAGATTGCTTTTGTAATGATACTATCTTTGATTTTGCCGTCTTTATCCTCAATCTTTATTTGCATGCCTAATTTCGGATATTCTTTCCAGTCTTGAAATACTTTATGGCATTTCAGGCTAAACGGTCGGGCTTTTAACGTCCCGACATATTCGCCCAAAACATTGGACACCTCGAAAACATTGCAAGCAGGGTCATTGCACAAATTGGTCTTGTGGTCTCTGTCGTAAATCTGTAACCCATGATGCCGCCCGTTTAAAAATGTATTGTCTGTTATGTCAATCGTGACGTTCCCACCGTATTTTTGTGGAGCAGAATAAGAAGACCACGTTGTTTCATCAAAGGTGCGTACATAAGTATTTTGAAAATATAACTTATATCCGGCAATATTCAAGGAATCGCACTCTATCTCACTATATTTGATAGATAAAGCACCATAGCCTTGCGATTCATTGAAATATCCAAACGGAATAATTTGTATCCGTGGCTGTTCTAACTCTTTTTCTGTGTTTTCCGTGCAATTTCTGCCGGTGATAAATCCGGCATATAGTTCCGCAAGTGCTTTTGCATATTCACTGGGAGATTGGCTGTTGAAATATCCATCGTTTTGGTCTAGGATACCATACAAACGAATATCATCGTTTTCCGGGTATCTTGGCGAGTTGTTTCTAAAAATGCCTGTCAAATTTTGCGGTTCAAGCAACGACTCTTCCAACTTATAAAGTCCAATTTCATCAATACTCATCTCTTTCAATTCTTTGTTGGATAATTCTAAAATTTTTTCGAGGTTATCGTTTAACGTCCTGTGTTTTCCAATTAATTCTTTGTCAATCGCTGTTTTTGCGTTTGTTTCTTTGACACTTGTCCCGTTGCCAACGTAGCTGCCGGAATCCAACCAAATAACTGCATCTGATGCACGCAGTGTATAAATATTTTTGACATGCGACACGGATGTGACCCAGTAAAAACCACGGAACACCCAGTCCGATGCAGTTGGGTTTTGCTTGTAACAGCTGAAAAGCGTGATTTTTGCCCCATACAGATTGTAAGCGTTGACCCCCTCGCCATCTAACCGCAGTTTGATGGACAGCTCTGCAGAGCGGACACCGCCCAGCGAAAACGTGTTGTCATCGCATGCACGGGCGGTGATGGTGCAGCTGTCTTTGATGATGTCCTCTTCGGTAAAATCAATGTCTGCGGTACGGTTTGCAAAATCGCCATTGTCGTCATAAATCGGTATCACAATCGTACCTTTGACGTGCTCGTGAATCACCATGGCTTACACCTCCTCTAGACTGACAGAAAACTCATATGCTCCCGTGTGATAGTAATTCCCCTTGTAAAATTCATAGAGCCGTTGCTGATAATTGCCATATTCCGAATCAACATCGCAAAAATAGGATGCATCATCAAATAAGTGTATGTTATGGAAAACGCTCTCATTTGCAGCCGTCTGAATCTGAACATCGCTGGTTTTGCGAAATGTCCCATGCTGTTCTTCAATATCTGTCGTGCTGCGATAGAAGAAAAAGCACTCCGGCTGCGAAAAATAGTCTTTCAGCATGATCAAACCTTGTAAATCGGTTTCAATTTTCAAATCAATTTTTCTTTTTCCAATCCGGATTGGATAGGCAATGGTCTGACCGCTTTCGTTTTCATAGGTGTTGACGGTTTCCGCATAGGACACATCAAACGTCAAAAGATTTCGCATTAACATATTGTCGTAGTAGATAATCCAAACACGAATATTTTCTTCCACATCCTCATTCCAATAGAATGTATTTCCGTTTTGGTCGGTACAAGTTCCCGGAAAATCATTATCTTTGGTATAAATGTCGCCATTTTCACCCAAATATGTGCCATCTGCCTGCTTTTCACATTGCACAGAACAACCCTCAATGATTCCGTTTCCGTTTCTGTCTGCTGGATGTCCGTTGCTGTCTAGCCGGATAGTTCCATCCTTCCGAAAAACCAGCACATCACTGCCGCTTTTTACAATAACCGTATCTGTTTCAACTCTGGTCACTGTTCCCAAATCGTCCAGCGTTGCCCATGTGTTGTTGCTGGATTCATCCCCATCTCGCCGAATGCCAATCACTCGAAGATAGGCAGCATATGGGAATTGTTCTCCAGAAATGATTATCACACGCTCCACCCCCCACTGCTTGCATTGGCTCTGGTTATGGTATTGACAACGACCGTTTCAAGGATTTCGTCGCCGATGCTAACGGGGATAATGATGTCGCCCTGCGGCTGAGAGTTAGACGAAATCACAGTCGATGTGCTTGCTGCTGCAGGGACTGCATACGCTTGTTGCAATATGGGGCTATATGCCGAAACGGCTGCTGCACCTTGTGTATTCATGATGCCCAGCGTGGAAGAAACAGCGGTATTTGCCATATCTGCGGACACAGCGGAAACATCCGGAATTTCTTTTTCCATCCCGATTGTAAGTCCTTCTCCCCAATATTCCGAGATTCCCATCGCAACTTTGGACGGGGAATTGATGCCCCAGAGATGTCTTGTGGTGCTTGGAACGCTGTCTGCTAAACTCTGTGCGGCTGCCATAAGTCTGTTATAATTTTCAGTGCTTGTCATGCTACTTACAAGACCATCTACCCAATAATCGCCGTTTTCAACGCCCTCATCGTGCAATTTGTCTTTTTTGTCAAAAGATTCCGTCAATTCGTCCGCTTTTGTGCTTGTAAATTCTTTTAAGTAGGCGATTGCCTCACCTAGCGGAATATCAGAATTTCTCAATGCTTCCGCAAAGTCTTTTCCAGAAATTTCGCCGCCATCACCAAGAACTTTTCCCAATTCAATGGTAGCATTTATATAATCCTCTTTTGCTTGTTCAAAAGTGCTGTCATCGATTTTCATGCCTTCCTGCATCATTTCTGTGATTTCTCTGAACCGGTTGCTTTTTTCTTCATATTGTTGCATCAATTCATCCAAACTTGCACCAGCTTCATCGGTTTTGATTGGCTCAGAATAAATAGATTGCAATTCTTTGAAAGCACTGCTGTAATCGCCATTTTTAATTTTTTGGGATGCAGATTCATATTTATCTACGACGGTAGAGTAAGCATCAACGGTTGCAGATAAATCATCTACGGCTTGCTTTGCTTCACTCACTGCACCAAAAGCAGCGGACACCTCTTCCTCGCTGACATATTTCCCAGTGTGGTTTAGCTGCCATTTGTCATAGTCAACCAACAATTTTTGGTAAGTTTCATTCGCTTTTGCATATTCCGCTCTTGCATCTGCTAACTTTGTAATTTCCTGTGGCAGGTTGGTGACGGCTGTGGTATATTCTTCCTCAGTGGCATTTAACGCACTTTGTACACGCTGTTTCTCAATCAAATTATCCAGCTCAGCAGAAGCTTCTTTGAAATTTGTAATGACTTCACCGTTTTTCGCAATAACACCATCTAAGACACTGTATGATGTATCGGCATAAGCATTGATTTGCTCCAGAATTCCTTTTACTTCTTCTTCGTACCCAGCTTTTACAGTTCCGTCTGAATTGACAAGCTCATTCAATCGGCTTTTTAATTCTTGGATGTTTGCAAAATCTTGTTCTCCGGCAACAAAGTTAACCTGATTATTTTCGATAGATTGGTAAAAAGATTCTAATTCTTCTTTTGATTTTTCCGCTGAATCTTTTACTTTGTCAGATATTTTATAGACGTTATCCAATGCTACTTGTGCTGCTTTTGACTGCTGGCTGTGGTAGTTTTTTAATGCTCCGGCAAGTCCAGCTAATGCACTCACGCCAATTGTAATCCAACCAAGCGGGTTGGATGCATTTAAGGCACTAAACGCCGTTTTGACGGTCTTTACCGTTGTAACCACAGAATTTCCAAAATCTGTGATTTTTTTCACCGCAAACGCTGCCACAATCGCTGCTGCAATCGGCTTTGCATGCTCTACAATTTCGTCCAGATGTTCCGATACGTAGTCAATCGCCTTTTCAATTTTCGGCATGTACTTTTGTGCAATCGGGAGCACCACTTCTGTTTCAATCTGTCGTTTCAGCTTCTCAAACTGGCTGCCCAAATCATCAAACTGCAGGTCAGATAGCTGATCCATAGCATCTGATGTAGTGGAGATTTCGCCCTGCGTGTTCATGAGAGCCTGCACGGCACTTTCGCCAATGTCTTCCCACTGTGTGCCCATCAGCGTCTGACCCAGTACATAGCGGTCTTGCTCGTCCTCCACCTGTGACAACGCTGTCATGATGTCCTGAATGGCTTCCTGTGCATCAGAACCGCCAGCAGCGAGTTTTCCTTTGATTTCGTCCAGGTTGTAGGTCGTTTCGCTGGACGTCTTGTTATACTCTGCCTGTGCCTTTTCCAGGTTGATTTGTGCCTGTTCTGCCTTGTTTAAGGCGTCCTGGTATTCAACGCTTGCACTGCCGCTCTTTGCAAGGGTATCGTTGACGTTCTGCTGTGCCTTTTGCAGTTCGACATCCGCCTTGGATACATCCAGAGCGGCTTGTTTGAGGGCTGCTGCATTGGTTGCGGAGTCTGCAAACCCCAGACTCAACGCCTGTAACGCCTCGTCAGCGTCGCCGCTGTTCAAGCGGATGTTCATTTCTTTCACTGCATCGCCCAGCTTGTCAACCGACCACGTGCCATTCTGTACGCCGTTCGCCAGCATGTTAAACATATCTTCGGCAGAATAACCAAGATTTGCAAACTGCACGGAATACTCGTTTAACGTGTCCAGCATGTCGCCATTCTGGTCGAGCCCTTTCTGTGCTCCCTGTGCAATCAGCGTGTAAGCTTCTTCCGCCGAAATGCCGAATGTATTCATCAGCTGCGTGGCAGCCTGCAGGGAGTCGTTCACCTCATACCCAAACGCATTTTGCAGGGTGTATGCGTCTTCTGTTGCCTTTTGCAGTTCCTCGCCAACCAGCCCCGTTCGCTTGTACACCTCTGCCACGCTGGCAGCTGCATCTTCCATGGATTCTCCGAAATTGTCTGCATACACGTTGGATGCAATGCCCTGCAGGTTCTCCAGTTCCTGCCCTGCTGCTCCTGTAGAAATTGCCACCTGATTCATGGCTTTTTCATAGGAGATGCCCACGTCCGTGATTTCCTTTGCACCGTATGCCAGACCAGCGGCAGCGAGGGCACTTTGCAGCTTTCCGGACAGGCTTTCAACGGATGCTCCTGCATCTTCTGCGGCTGCTCCTACATTTTTAAAGTTTTCGGTTGCATTCGTGCCAAAAGCGTCTGCATTTGCTTGCACGTCTTTCCACGCCTTTTGCATGGCTTCGGATGCATCCATCCCAGCATCTTCATAGGCTTTCGCTAGGCGTTTCGCCTGCTTTTCCATGTTTTCAAAGGCTGCTTCTGCTTTCTTCTCGGATGCAGTGGCAGCATCTGCAATTGCTTCTTCCATCTCGGACAAATCTCTGTTCAAATTATCGGTATTGATTCGGGAATCAAACGCAATCGAGCCATCATTCGCCATTGTTCCACCTCCTTGTTATCCAAACAAGCTACCGACTTCGGTCGCCGTCATCAATGGTCTTGGAATTGCAACTGCCCGTTGGATTTTTGCAATCCGTGCCCGTTCCTTTTTGTCTTTGATTGCTCCTAGATTCACACTCCGGTATGCAATCCGCTGCTTTGTGCTGCTGTCCTCCGGCATGCCCTCAAACAGGGCATTAAATGCAAACCAATGCAGCTGTGTGGTCTGCAAATTAATTTGATAAAACCGCAGGAAATCGGCAAACAAATACGGACTATCGTGCAAATAAGAAAAAACAGGTGCGGTTGCACCTGCCGTTTTTCCTTTTGGTTTTGGCAGTGATTGACACGCTGCAAATTCTTGCAACGCCTGATAGGCTGCAAGGCGGTTTGCCGGCTGCTGGATGTACCAATTCATCGATACATGGATTTTTTCAACATCCGTCAATTCCTTGTCCTCATGCAGCAAGAAAAACGTGACCCAGTCCCGGAAATTGGTGTGGATTGGGTAGCGTTCGCCGTCCACCTCCACACTGTCGGGCAGGGCGTCCGTTAAGATGTTATACCATATCTCCCGGGGCATATCGTTTCACCGCCTCAACCAATCTCAATTTTGCAGCAATGCGCTGCTCGAACATCGCTTTCAGTAACGCCATGAACGCTGCTTCATACTCCCGGCGGTTGTCGGGAACGTCTGCAAAAACGGCATCCGATGTGCCATCACCAAACAGCATATCAAAAAATACCCGAAACGATTTGCAATACTGCCGGATGCCGTCCGCATCGTCTTTGATTGGCTGATTGGGGAGGGCAGCAGCAGCGGCGGCATACCGCTGCATAAACGCTGCATCCTCTGCATCCACGTGTAAAGCAACCCCATTTATAGTGATTGTATACAAGTCCTGCATGGATTATTTTTTCACCTCTACGCTCTTTTCGGTGCTCTTTGCACTCTGGCTGGAAGCATCTCCGCCAACAACGGTTGCGCTTTCACGGTCTGCGTCCATCGTAACCGTAACCGTCTTTTTCGTGCCACGAGACTTAAAGTCGCCCGAATAGGTCATGCAATCGGTCGTATCGCCGTTGCTAGATGGTACAATGGTGTATGCCCGCAAAGTCGCACTATACTGTGTATTGGAACCGGTACTGGATGTCATATCCACAACTAAAATATTACGAACTGCATCAGAACCAGTCAATTCGTTTTCTGTAATCTTTACAATTTCGCTCAACGCTGGCTGCCCGATATACTGGTCGAAATTGTAGTTGATGCTTTCCGAATAGCCCTTTACATCTGTCCGTTCAGTGTCTTCGTCCACATACTGTCGGCTATATTCACTTGCATTTGCGTTAAATGTTTGCGTTGTAAAGCCTTCCAGTCGGCAATAGCTGGACGTGTTTCCGGTTTTCACTTCCAGAAACGCCAACTTTTCCGACCGTTTTTTCAGCTTTAAGCTGTCAATTCCTTTACCCATTTTTCAAATACCTCCATGATTCTAAATAGGTCAACCGCAGTTCGATTTGATAGCGTGCGGTTGTTTCCGTGACATCAATGGCATAGCCGCCCGATGTCAACGCAATCGACCGGACAGGGCGTAAATCACCCAAATCCGGATAAATCCCTGCATCGTCATTGCGTCCAATCCAGTCCGCAAAATCCTCGTAAAATGCGGAATTTTGGATACTCTGCACAACATCCCGTCCGTATGCCTCCCGGCTGCTGAACGCAAACTGGAATTGCTTGATTTTCGAGCCATCCACGTATGTTTGCAGCACCGGCTCGCTGGGAAGTACGTCAATGCTGTATTCAATTGCATCCGCTCCAATGCGGTCAACGCCTAAAATCCTGCCGTCTTTTAAGAGGGGACAGGATGCAATGTAGTTGCGTACCGCTTCAATGATTGACAAATCATCCACCTCCTAGCTTTTTTTGTGCCCCTCGCAGGATACTCTCGCCGTGGGCAGTCATTGCCCGTTTTACCCAGTATCTGCCACGCTTGCCCGTTGATAGTCCTTTGTAGTACTGTTTCCGTGCGTACGGTGCAAGCCAGCGGATGCGACCACTGCCAATTTTTGTGCCTAGGATGCCAGAATCTCGCAGCATTCCCGTTTTAAATGGGATGTACGGGTCGCATTTCTGCAAGATTTTGCTATCCACATACTTTTGCACGGGTTGCAGTTTCTTTTGCAGCAGCTGCTTTTGTGGCATGGTAATTTTAAACGTCAAACTCACCCTGCAGTCACCTCGATGTGCTGCACATCCGCAGAGCCATAGCGGTAATCTTCTACCGTCATCACTCTCTTTGCGTTCTCAGGCGGTGTTGCATCCTCGCAGTGTCCGCAGACCAGCAGGTCATCCCGCTTGGGCAGATAGTCGGATAGGGAAGTAGCAGGCATCACGCAAAATATCGTGTTTTGCTGCTGCATCGCCGTGCCAGACTGTGCTTGACCTGCTGCATCCTCCCAGTAAACGGACGGGATAAAATGCCGGATGTAAATTTCCATGCGGTTTGCTCCGGCTGTCCGCTCGTAGACCGTGCAGCCAATTTTATTTACATACAATCCTCGTTGCACCCCCTGTATAGCAGCCCTGTCCGCCCCAGATACTGCATGCAGATGCGGTATCGATAACTTTGCAAGCCTGCTGTGTTGCCGTCCAGAAGAGCCGCTATCACATCTGCTGGCGTGCTGTAGCTGACACTGTATTTCCCGATGGTTTCGGTGGTTTTTGCACCCTTGCCACCTGCAAGTATCCCGTTTTTTGCATCTAAAAACAATGCCCACGCTTCCGCCAGAGCACAGCAGCAATTTTTCACTTGCTCAGTGTATGCCGCTGGGATGCCGCTTTGCAGTCGTCCAAATGTGATACTGTCCAGGTACTCCGATGCACGGGCGGCAGCCGTGCGAAATGCCGCCGCATCCGTGATGGATGTCCCACAGTAAAAATCTTGATAATAGGGAAAATCTGCATAAATCATGCCTTTTCTTGCTCCGTTTCCGGCTTTTTCACCGGCTTTGGCTTCTGTTTTTTCTGTGGTTTCATGCCAATGGTTTTCATTTTATCCGCTCCTTTAGGCAGTCTTGTAAGAGCAGTAAATACCCTTTGCGTGGTTATCCAACACATCGGTCAAGCCGTATGTGCGGTAGTAGAACGCCCATGCATCCATAGACTGGTTGACTTCCGGAGCAATAATCTTAGAGACCACGTGCTTCTGCACCTGCAAGACCGCCGCCTTGTCGATAATCATAAAGTTGATGTCGCTTGCACCGGTCGCCTTCTTGAATCCGCCTGCCTTTTCATTGCTGCTCTTGCCGTCCAGCGTATCAATCGCTGTATAGAATCGGCTCTGCGGTACGGATACGATACCGGAAAACCGTTCCATCATCGCCTTGGATTTGTAGGTATCCATGGCGTTAATCATCTGCAGCAATGTTGGTGTTGCGAACAGATACCGACCAGTTTCGGTGACTTCTGCTTCATCGAGAGCGATGTTTGCGGTCATAATGGCGTTGGTGATGTCTGCCACGGTTGCAAAGGTTTCCTCTTTCTTCTGGATGCCGGTTGTACCTGCATACTGTGCAAACCGCATTGCATCCATTTCCGGTACAACCTTGGTTCGCATAAATTCAGAGGACAGCAACCCGAACGCCAGTGCAATGGATTCTTCGTTGTCCATCGCATCAACTGCAAACTTTCTGCCACGGTCGTAGTTCGGCTTCTTGGTTTCCCATTCCAGCTTAATATCTCCGGCAGCGTAGCCCTCTGTACGGCTGTAATCGCCCAGCCCATCCATGTCATACTTCGGAATCTTAAATTCTCCGGTGTCCTTTGTCAGCGTAACGATGTCGCTGCCGCTGTCCAGTACCATAGTCTTCGAGGACTGCTTGTAAACCTCGTCCAGCATGGTGACGCATTTTGTCGCCAATTCAATTGTGTTTGCCATTTATATTATCATCCTTTCATTTTTTTACTTGTCGTCAGTAGATAAGCCCATGACCTTCCGCAGACGCTTGTCAAACGCATCGCCTGTGCTGGAAAAGCCCGGTGTACTGCCGAGAAATGGCTTCGGCGGTTCTTCTGCTGCAAAGGCATCCGGACAGGTCTTTTTCAGTTCTTGCACGGTTTCTGTGCCGCCGGTCAGGTTGCCCTTGTCGTCAAACTGCAGCTGCTTGCTGATAATCTGGTTGGTCAGATATTCCGCATAGACATCATTTTTCATGCCCTGCTTTCGCACGAATGTCGCTACATTGTCCCGGTATTCCTTTGCTTTGCGGTCAGCCTCTGCCTGTTCGTACTTCTGTTGCCAGTCCGCAGCAGACTGTTTAATGCCGTCAATGTCCATCTTTTCAAAGGACGACAGCTTTTCCGCTGTTTCTTTTAGGCTGGTTCTCGCTGCGTTCAACTGTTCCTGCAAGGCGGTGTATTCCGCTGCAGTGTAAGTCTTTTCCGGCTGTTCTACTTCCTGCTGCTTGGTTTCTTCTTCCATTTTCGCAACTCCTTTCTGTTTTTGGGTATCAAAAAAGCACCTGATTGCTCAGATGCTGATTTGTTGATGTAAGAACGCCGTACCCACAGGCTTGTTTGTTCTTGGTTTCCGCCCTCCGCCAGTTTACCCATGGTCGGGGTGATGATTAAAGTATGATATTTTCGATTGCTGCACGGGCTTCCAGAGCGGTGATATAGTCTGCCATCGCTCTAATCTGCAAATCATAAATGCTTCTCGGGCAAGTTGGATAAAAGTTTAGCTTTCCCTTGTCCCATCTAGCAAGCATGCATTTCAGCTTTCGATACCGGATAGCCACCTGTATATACTCCGCCTTAAAGCGTTCCTTATAGTCTGTGCTGTCCATCATACTTACTGTATCTTTCAATTCTGCTGGTTTGCTTGTTTCCATATTTTTCTCCTTTCGGGCATGAAAAAAGCACCTCAGCGTGAGATGCTTTAATCTGTTATTTTATGAAATAAGTTCTTTTGCTCCTTTTATGATTTTTTCTGCTTTTTTTCATCAAAGAATTTTCTTCCAGATATTCCAGCCCTTTTATCGTGATTGTCGTTTTCGGCAACACTGTAACAGAGGGAAAGTCTTCGTCAACATACGTTTTTATATAAACATTTTCGATATATCCAGCTTTATATAATTGAATCAACAGCTTATTTCTTCTGTTTTCTGAGATTTTCAATCGTTCTGGAGAAATTGTGGTTTCATCGAAAGTGTCTGAATCCATAGCCGCTTCTAACGCTTTTAGTATCTTGTATATGATTGTAAAATTATTCATTTCTGCTCCTTTAAGTCTATTATTTCAATTGATTCAATTTCATCCCAATCAAGCCAAACTCCGCAAGAGAGAGTAATTGCGTCAACGCCATCATTATCTTTTGCATAAGCATAAGAATCAACAATGCCAGTATACATATTTTCATTGACATCTACAATATTTACTTTTTTTCCAAGATAACTACGTGGGTCAGTCATTGCTTTTAATTCCTCCTTCTTGTTCCGATGGTACAACATGCGTTCTTTTTTTAGAATAATGAATAGTAAGCCTGTTTGTTTTTCCAATTATTTTTCCGTCTTTTCCGACACAAACGCCAATAATTGAATCGGTTGTAATGATTTCTTTAATTTGACCACTCGGCTTTATCTTCACATCTCCAGTTCCGTGATAACGATTCACAATTTCCTGTAATTCCTCAATAGTAACTGTGAAATAACTTTTGTGGTTCTTTTCATCATACGCAGAACTTCCATAGATATGTGGGTTTTGCTTTTCTGGGTTCAATTTCAAAGAAATTTAACCTTCTTCAATTGCTTTAGTCAATCTTTCATCTCTAATTATACCATCCTTGCCGCCAGAAGTCAACCCACTTTTCTTCGCTGCATGCACCGCCTTTTGTGCCTCACTCCGGCTAAATCCCAGCACCTGTTCCCGGAATCTGTCACGGTCTTGCCCAGTCTGATTGCAGAATGTTTGCAAATCCTTTTCGGCTGCTTTCAGCTTTGCGGCGATTGCCTGATAATCTGCCGTGGCAGCTTCTTTCAGTTCCGGCTTGTCTGTCAGTTCTGCGGCTTTTTGCATCTTTAGCGTTTGCCGCTTCAATTCCCGAACATTCCGCTCCCTGGCTCGCTGCATCTGGCTGATTTCGTATTCTGTATACTGCTTGCCGTTCCATTCAATCCGCTTTTCGTCCAGCTGTTCCAGTTCCTTTTTGGTATAGTTCGGCGTGGATAGCCCCGGGAAGTATGGATACCAGTCGTGACGGCAGTTCCAGCCACGGAAGCCGTCGCCGCTGCCGTATCCAATGCCACGCAGTGACCAGACTTTCAAGCCGTCAATGATTTTGCCAACGTCTTTTCCGGTCAGGCTGACCAGCTGCCCTTGCCATTTTGCATGCTCGGGTCTTGCACCGCTGTGGGCAGTAATCTCCATCAAATAGCAGCCGTTGTCCTCTGCGTTGGTCTTGCTGACCTCTGCCGCTGTCTGCCCGACACCGGTCAACGCTGCACGGCGGGCGGCAACGTCCAGTTTGTCAACGTGTCCGGATGGATATGTGACCGATAAGCCGCCTCTTGCTGCCTGTTTTAGCACGTTTCGGATGGTTTCCTGATAGGAGAACGCCCCACTTGTAATTTGCATATACGCGTCATTGCAAGCCTGATAAAAGGCACGCTGTGTGGTCAGAGCCGTGGTTTTTGTGAGGTTATCCATCACGCCCATGGTCTTCTTGAATCCAGCCTCTAGCACCTGCCGCAGGCTGTCCGATTGCCGGATGTCAACCGTTGCAATACCGGCTTGTCTGTAAACCTGATTGTCAATCTCCACAGCCGTCACGCCTGCATCCTCAAATAACGCCCGAACCTGTGCTGTGCATGCATCTGTGCGTTGTGCAATCAGCTGCAAGATGTCCTCGTACAGCAAACCAGCCTCTTGTAACATCTCCGCTTGGTGCTTGGTTGCCTCGGATACAAATCCCATTCGCAGGATACGTTTCACCATTGCTGACAAAATCGCATCCTCTAAACGGGCATACGCTGCAAGTACAGCGTCCGTGCATGTTTCGTAATAAATCGGCGGCAGCATCAGCGACCACCTACCCCGAACAGGCTGTAATCCTCAGCGTTGCCAGCGTCCGGAATCATCTTTTTCGCCTCGTCCTCAGAGCAACCGTAATAGCTACTCAAAAAAATCTCCGGCTTTAAGATGCCAGCTTGCACAAACTGCAACTCTCGCTGCGTCTTTGCATCCACGTCTTCCAGCACGCTGTCGCCCCAGTCAAACGCAATCTCAAACTCTGTGGATGGAATTGCACCGTGATAAAATGCCAGTGTTGCCGCTGCTGTAATCGCTCGCCGCAGGGCAAATTCTGTCTGCTTCTGCAGGGCAGACACAAACACATAGCTGCGTTGCTTGGACGATTCAATCTCGGTCGCCGTCTTTGCAACTTCTGCAGGCTCTGACAGCGTTCCATAGGCAAGTTGGCAGGAAAATTCAATCCGCTGCAAAATCTTATTTAAGCCGTTGAAAAACGATGCATCCCGAATTTCCGGCGAGTACGGCATGATTTTGTCAGAATCATCATCGCCGATGGACAGCATCTTTTTGTATAGCCGCTTATCATGTGCGGAAAGTCGGTCAAATCGGTTGAAAATGTCCTGTGTTGCAAAGACTGCGGTTTCTTTGGATTCGTATTCCCACAAGATTTCCGACCACAGCTTATCCGCCTGCACAATCTGCGGCAGTGCATCCGCAAACACGGACACGCCTAAAGCAGAGGTCGGGTCTTTGCTGTTGGGCTTCGGCACACGGAAAAAGCCGAATAGCGGCGCATCTGACTGTACGTTGACCAGCGGCTCTAATCCAGCCCACGGCGTTTCTGACAGCTCGCAGGGGCTACCCAACGTGTCTGCATCGTATGCGTGATAGGTGTAATTCTGGATGATGCACTGCTTTTTGTCGTTGTCATAACCGTGGCACTCTAGCCTTGTGTACCAGTCCTCGCCACTCCGGAACGTATCCGCAAATACAGCAGATTGCATAGACTGGTCGGAGGTAAACGCAATCGGAAACACTCGCTGCACGGGCACCCATTCCAGCGATACACCGCCGTTTGCGTAGTATGGCTTTATCACCATGCCACCGCTGGCAAGCCCTGCGGAAAAGCTAGTTTGCAACGCTGGCAGGTGGTTGTCTATCATGGATTGTAAATAGTCTGCCGTCTTGCTGTTGCCGGTAATTTCAATTTTTGATTCTGTAAAAATCAGCCGTGCAAACTCAGTGCAGATTGCAGCTGCAAGATGTAATCCCTCTTTTTGTTCGCGGCTCTCAGAATTGCCGGAAAACAGCGTTTCCCACTGTTCAATGTACCCCCGCATCAGCGGAGAAATGGCGGTCTTAACGCCAAGAACCGCCTCAATATCTGCATAATTGATTATAAAATCACCCCCAATCTTCTGTTTTCCACCCCAAATGTCGCAGGATGGTATAGCAAAAATACCGGATGTCATCCATTGCATGGTCATTTTCTTTGATAACAGCATCCTGCTGCTTTTTGTCATCCCAGCGATACAAGCCAAATTCCCGAATGGTGTCCGTGCAAGTGTCTGCAAGTAAAATCCGCTTTTGTTTCAGCAAGGTCATCGTGTACCGGATGCCGTCAATCACGCTGTTATTTGCTTTGCGGACGCTGTAGATGCCGTGGTGCTGGATGCAGGCAATCAGGCTTGCCGCAGATGGGTCTACTACAATCTGCTGGATGTTGTAGCCCTCTGCAAGTCTTGCAATCTCCTGATAATGCTGTTCATCGTCTTTTTGCTTGCCGGCTTTGCGTGCATCGTAATAGGATTCTTTCAACCGTACCGCAAAATCATCCTCGACCGCCCACAATCCGATAGAGGTCGGGTTCAGTGTGCCGTAGTCAATGGACAAGTAAAAAACCGCCCGCTCGGACGGCTTATAATTAGAAATAACACTAACAGCCGGGTCAAAATCCGGATAGACAAGCCCCTCAGCCACTCGCCACAGCCCCAATACATAGCGGTCATAAAATGCTCCAGCAGGGTATACAGACGCTGCACGCTGGATTTTTTGCGGTGTCATGATGGGGTTATCCTGCATCGTGAAATGCAGATGCAAAACATCGTTACGCTCGCCATTGTCCGCTTTTAAAATCCATTGCTGATAAAACCAGTGCTGCGGATTGTCTGGGTTGCAGTTAAACCACAGCCTTGCATCTCCAACGGACAGCGTACGGGCGATTGCCTGATTGACAAACGATTCCGGCATTAAGGCGACTTCATCAAACAAGACACCGCTCAGCGTGATGCCCTGAACAAGCTTATAGGATGCCTCGTCTTTGCCACCGAAAACGTGAAATTGGTTTTGCTTGCCATTGCCTTTGACGGTTAAGATGTGCTTGCTACCGCCGATGTAGGACACGTGAAAATAATGCGTGATGTCTGCCATCTGCAACAGCTCTATAATGATGTTCCGCTCTGCAGACTGCACCGTGTTGCCACAGATGCCAAACCGGGCACGGTCAAACGTTGCCATTGCCCACAGAATAAACGCACATGCCATGGATGCTGTCTTGCCAGACCGCACAGAGCCGTCACAAATTAAGGCGTATGCATCCGGCTTGTATGCCCAGCGAAAGACGGTTTTTTGTTTTTTGGATAGCTTTATAAACGTCAATCTGCATCATCCTCCTGCAATGCCTGCAAGAGTTGCGGCAGCTCTGCAACGTTTTTTTGTCCGCTCTGCTGGGCAAACTGCTTTTTCTTTAAGGCTAACTCTTCTCGCTGTGTCGTCTTTCCAAGTACGTCCATGACCTTATCAAATGCTTTGGTGTCCCGGTCTTCGGTGGCAGCCTGAAACATGGCAACCAGCAGCAGCATTTCATTGTCTGCATCCTCTTCCGGGATGCCAAGTGCTTTCAGCAGTTCTGATTGACTAGCAGTCGGATGCAGGGAAAGCAGCAGCTTCATTTTTGCTTTTATGTCTTTCTTCCTGCGGCGTGCTTCTCCGGATTTTTCTCCGCCTTTTCTTCCTAACTCTCTCGCCTCATCCTTGCTTCTTTCGTTCATCGGAATTAAGTTCTTCTCATTCGCCATTTCCTCCACTCCGTTACTGTAAATAAAAAAATCCGGCAGGGGACACCTACCGGATTTGCATTTTTCCATGTTATTATTATAGCACAACAAAAGGGGCATGAAAAGGCTTTTTTGGGCTTTTTAGGGCTTTTTTGGGCTTATTTTTTTATTCTCCAGCATTTTTAGTGCCTCACGGTGCAGGCGCTTGGATTTTGTCTCCGAAATAAATAGCTTGTCGTTGACATCCTCCCACCGCATGCCGTCAATGTACCGCAGCCGCATCAACACCGCATGGTCAGACGGTAAAAACAAAATCGCACGCTCTACGCAGATGATACTGGTCTGCAGCTCTGCCTTTTTTGCCTCATAGAGGGCTGACAGTTCTTCCAGCCGCTCGATGTAAGTTTGTACAGCCGGGATTGGCTCACCACGGTGTTTTGGCTCATCACTGTAACAAATCGCCTTGGTACTGCGTGCATCTGCTCGCAGTTTGTCAATCCGGGCATCAATCTGGATCAATTCCTTTTGCTTCGAGCGGCACTGCATCAACTCTTCTTTCGTCACGGTTTTCAACCATCCTTTCCACAAAATGTTGATAAGTGATTGTTATTATTATACCATATTTTGTGGTTTTGTGCAAGTTTCAACACCGTACGCCTTGCGTTTGTTCATGCAATACTGTTGTAAATCCAATGCTTGCATCGTCAAAATGCTGTAGTAGATACTCAGCAAATCATTCTCTATCATCTCGATGCGGTGCAGAGATTCCGGCGTGCCGTTGTCGCTCTGCAAGGCATGCTCGTACTCTACCATGGTTGACCGCACAATGTATGCGGCGAGATTTAAATAGCAGTCATTGAGATTGCTACACCGGACACCCGGCGTTAACTGCTTGCGTGCTGCTCCTGTCTTGTCCTGTAGGTTGGATTTGTGTGCTTTGTAATACGCAATCTGCATTGCGTTTTTGCACGCTTTGCAGTAACTCTCGTAACGCTTTGTTACGTTTCTAGTGTGCTTGTTTGTATAAATCACAACCCCGTTGTCTGGCAGCGGTTGACCACACCGCTTGCACGCTTTCATTGCTCTTGCTCCATCCGCTTTTTCTGGCGGTCAAGCTTGAACGTCACCATCTTGTTAAACTCGTACGGGGACAGCAGTTTCCGAAGCTGCATCACCATGATGTAGCAATCTGCTGCTTCTTCGATAACGTGGGATTTCAGTTCTTCCGCTTGCTCCGGTGTGGATGCAAGCAGGAATTTCGCAATGGCTGTTTGCAGCTCTCCGGTTTCCTCCATCGTTTTGACAAGCTGGTTCTGCAGCCCGTAATGGATTGCAATCTCGTTAATTGTGAATTGACTACTCATTTCAACCGCTCCTTTACTTGTAATTGGATTTTTGTAAAATCAATCTGGTAGTCTTGCTTAAAATGTTGCATCTGCTCCAGCGCATCGGGCGACTTGCCGAAAATCGGCGGTATCTCTGCAATAGACTGCACGTTGTCAAACAGCCGCTGCAACCGTTTCTCTTTCCACCCATAGTGCCATTCCAACGCCACGAATACCATCGCCATGCCCTGATAGATTGCCATTTTATGACTGTATGCCACTTCGTCCTTGCTGTACAGGTTTTTCCGCTGTAAAGCTGGGTTCTTCATTTTGATTCCCTCATCTTGTTTAGGATTTCTGCTGCTTTTTTGGCGTTTTCGACGGTGTCAAAAACTGCCGTGCATGGATTTTCCCAACTGGTGCTGCTGCCTACTCTCCAATTGTTTTGTATGTAACTAAAATAAACACAAAACTTTGCTTCGTCGCTTTCCCAATCCGGCTCATAGTCCGGGCAAAGCATATCATGCAATTGCTCCAACCGTAACAACAACCGCATTTTCTTTGCGATCTGTTCAGCACGCTCTTCCGTGCGGAAACAGTTTCCAATCTCAAAATTATGATTATCTACTTCGTCATTTTCACTCCAATAGCCGCTCGCATAAAAGCTATCTTTGACAAAAAAGTATTGTTCTTCAGTTTTCGGCTTCCACGGCTTCAACGCTTCCTGTTCCTCTGCTTCTTTTTGCAGTTCTTCCAGCTTCCCCAAAAATTCCGCTTTCAGGGCTTCCAGTTTCTTTTCGATGTCGTTCATTTTGATTCCTCCGTTTCACTTCTCCGATTCCATGCGTTTTCCGCTTTCGTGCCATATTCCGCTCCGTAAAAGCAAACATCCGCACCGCATACGTTACAGATAAACATCTGTGTACCTCTCAAAGGTGCTGTCACCTGCTTTACGTTCTTATTGCCGCAGAACGGGCATGGCTTCAATCTTGATTTGGCTTTCATAGGTTTTCTTCCTTTCTCTTTCTTTCAGATTCTTTCGTTTCTTTCGCTGCTTTCCCAAGCGCAAGCCTATGGCTTCTAAAACCACCTTTTATTTTCCCTCGTGCGATTTTCAAAGCATGCACAGAGTTACGATAGCATTTATCACACTGCTTTTTTTCGTTATCAATATCCTTGCCACAGGTTACACAGTGGTAGCCATCGCCAAACATATATTTCGGTAAAACCCCATTTTCCCGTCTCTTTTTCATCTGCCTGTTTGCATCCCGCTTTGCACACATCACGCACATGGCTCTTCCAGATGCTGCTGGCTTTTTTCCGCAGTGTGTGCATTTCCCAGCAGCTTTTCGCTCTGCATATTGTTTTCTTAGCTTTTCGTTCCGTGCTTGCTTTTGTTCTTCTGACATACTGTGATAGTATTTCATATTTCGTTCAGCTCTTTTTTCTAAGCATGCAAAGCATTCCTTTCTGTTGGGTGCAGCTTTTTCTTGCCCACAACTTGCACAAATCCCATGCTGAACATACCAATCTCGCAATTCTTTTCCCATCGTCATTGCTCCCATCCATACCACTGCACTTTCAGTTCAGCCGCTCCGATGTTATGTAATCCCCGTAGCTTTTTCACCTGCGACAGCTTCGCATTTGCCCCATACATCGTTGAATATAGCCATGGTCGCATGATTCCGCCATGACAGAGCCGTTGCAGCCATGTTCCATTTCTAGGGTTATAGATACCATACAAGGGCTTTTTCTGTGCATTCATCGACAAAATTTCCGTTTTCCAATTCCCAAAGTAGGAGACTGCTTTCGCCTTTGCAAGCTCTTCTTCCGTGAATGCTGGTGGGTTCGTAAGATAAGAGGCACTTTTGGCACTGAGTGCCCGATACAGGGAAGTCGTACCAATGTGGTACTTGCATCGGATAAAGTCCACGGTTTCCCCGTTCCGATAGTCGGCAACCGCTCTTCTCATTCGCTTCTCGCTCCGCTTCCAGTTCCGCACGATAGCGTCCCGAAACTCGCCCCGATGGTCTCTACAGAATCTGTAAACCGTATCAGACGGAATTTCATACCGGTCACCCAACTTTGCGATACTCTCACAATCTACATAGTGTTCAAATGCAATCTGCATTTGCAAGTCTTCAGAATATTTCATAATAACCTCCATTACATCGGCTCATCCAAGTTTAAAATCAGGCTTGCATAAGCCTCTGCGTTTTCTGATACCGGTGTTTCTTGTTGCTGTTTCTTTCCCTTGTGTGGCGTTCCCTCTGTTTCGCCCCAATATTGCAGGGTCTTTTTCCAATTTCGGATAAAATTCCCGTTTTTCGTCTTCCAATCCCTTTCCGTGTAATAGTCATAAAACTTTTGCACATCAATGTGGATTCCCTCTTGCTCTGCAAATAGCCGGAGTTCTTCCAGTGTTGGTGGAAAATTTTTGCTTTCTGCATCTAAGATAGATAGATCATTATCTTCTTTATCTTCTTCTATCTTCTTATTCTGTTGGGACGACTTTGGGACGACCTTGGGACTATCTTGGTAATCGTCTGGTAAAATGCTTGGGACGTTCTGAAACTTATCATAATTATTTACCGTAAATACGGTGCATTTCGGGTATTTGCACCTTGTGATTTCGCCTGTGGTTTCAAGGTGCTTAATTGCAGTCCTCACTTTGTCCACACTTAGCTTAGTTTCGCTTGCCAAAACGGCATAACTGCAAATCCGGCTGCCACAAGGTACGGTGATTCCGTGCCATTGCCTTTTTGCTATATTGACGGTCAACAGCAGATGCAGGAAGACCGTTTTTGTGTTGATGTCATCGTACCACTCCCAGTTCAAAAGTGACCGATACAGCTTGATATAACCGCTTTCCAACATCCGCCATCACCTCTTTTCTTAGAATGGTACGTCATCCTCGCCGAGAATCTCTTCAAAATCGCTCAAATCAATCTCCGGCGTTGGTTTGCTGGCATTTTTAACATCCGCCTCATAGGTATGTACAATGCTCTGCGACTGATTGACGACATCCTGCATCGGGTTGCTGTAGGGCTGTGTCTGCGGCTCGCTGTAAGCCGTTTGCGGTGCAGGCTGGTAGTTTTGCGGTTGGCTGTTATAATCGCTCTGCGTGGCGTTCTGGGCTGTCTTGCTTTCCCCGAATGTCACATTGTCCGCTTGTACATCCATAGCGTAATGTTTCACCCCGTTGCTGTCCGTGTAATCAGCGTTCTGCAGCTTGCCCTCTACGATAATCATCGACCCCTTACGGAAATACCGGTTGACAAATTCTGCTTGCTGCCGCCAGCTGACAATGTTGATAAAGTCCGCTTTCTGGTCGCTGTTCTTGCTGTACTGCCGATTGACCGCAATCCGGAATCGGCAAACAGCAATGCCGCTCTGTGTGTTTCTGAGTTCTGGGTCTGCACACAACCGACCCATTAAAATCACCTTGTTAATCATGTTTTTGCTCCTTTCGCAGCGGTGCAACCGCTCTTTCGTAATTCCGATAGTAATAGTAAAAGATTTCCAGCAGCTTTTTGGCTGTATCTTCTTTCCGTACAAATGACACCTGCAAGCCACACCGATTGCCTGACCGGAGCGACCGCAGGGCAAAATAGACGGTTTCGCCGATGCGTTGCACCTTTCGGTTCTGGGCAATCATCTGCTTTTCTGGGATTTCAAAGGCTTTCAGTTCTTCTTCAGATGTCACGCCCTCCAGAATCAATTCCATGTGCTGGGCATTCTTTGCAGCTGCATCGAACTCTTTTTGAATGCGTTCCCGGTCGTGGACGAAGTTCCCGAAGAGTTCGTCCACGCTTCCTTTCCGCTCAACGATACAGGAACGCTCGAAGCACTTTCCATTGATTTCAAAGGAATAATCGCCAAAATCCAGCTTGCGGCTTTCCGTTGTAATCCCATTTGCGTGTAAGAATTGAATAATGTGCTGATTGCATTGTTCCCGGGTGTCGCAGAGGACTTTGACTTTCTTTGCAAACGCTTTTCTGTCCGTCATTTTCCTGCCCCCTTGGATGCCTGAAAGCAGTGAATGCAAAGCCCTCTGCATTGCTTGTAAATATCAATTGGCTGATACAGCCGCCCGTCCTTGTCCTTTACGGCTTGTATGGGCTTTTTGCAGTTGCTGCAGTAAATTTGACGGGGCTGCTGCTGTATCGTTGTGGAGGCGTTTCCGGCGGTCTGGTAAGCGTCCGTGTCTGCGTCCTTTGCGTCGTCAATGCAGAGCAGACCATTCAACGCATACTTTCGGGCATAGCTGGATGCCGTGCCAGTAATCTGACTGGCGTCCATGCCTTTCTTGTCGTCCGGCTCTCTTGCGAAAGCCGTCACTGCAATGGCGTTGCATCTGCCGGTGACATCCTCCGCCGTTGCAGTTGCCTTTACATAGATGCGATTGCCGACCATGACAATATCATCCGAGCAGTAAATTAAAACGCTGTGCTGCTCTGCAAGCGGTTTGACTGCCTCTAAGATGTCCTCAGCACTGCGGTATTTGAATCCCCCGTAGCTGTTGTACTGTCCTTTCGGGGCTTTTAGTTCGTTCTGGATTGCCAGTAACCGTTCCGGCAACCGCCGTTCATCGGGTTTCTGTTCCATCTTCTGTTCGTCCATGCTCTTCACTTCCTTCTTCTATCAATTCCAATGGGCATTCAAAGCCCACATAACGGGTCGGCTCTACAATGTACTCTCCGGTGATGTTGCAGCGATTCTTATACTTGTCATACATCTGACAATATGCACATTCGATGTGTGCAACATTGTGAAACGTCACCGGAAAGCCAAACTCATAATTGACCCGCACGAAAACATACTTTTTCACGCCGGATTCAAACATCTTCTACATTCATCTCCCTTGCAAGGTCGGCGGCGTAGGTCGTGACTGTGACACTTTCCACCCATTCTGCAAGGCAATCCTCGCAAAGCCAAGCATCATCGTTGCCGACAATCTGAATCAGTTTGCTGTCGCCGGATACTTCTGCACCGCATCCATCGCAGTAAACATGCGGCACACGTTTTGCACCACAGTTTCCGCATCGCTCGCAACAGCTGCAATCGTTTTCAATCTTTATCATCTTGCATCCTATCACTTTCCAAAAAATCCAGCTGGCTGAGATTCAGGTCGGATTCTTCTTCAACCTGTTCCGCCAGTGTCTGCAAGTCTGCATCTACAAACGCTTGTGCAGCTGCATCCAGTTCGCCGAGAATCCGATACAGCGGCTTCATGACATCGAAATGGCTTGTCTCTTGCATCGGGTCAAGCGTGGTATTATCTGCATGCATGGCTTCCACGCACATGATTGCAACCTTCATTGCGTTCTGTCTTAAAAAAACTTCTCCTTTTTCCATCTTGACTTTCCTTTCTCCCTGTGTTAAGATTGGGATGTTCTTATTTTTTTGCTATCCCTCGTCACTGGTTGCCACCGGTGCGAGGGTTCTTTTTTGCCCGTTCTTGCAATAGCTCTTTTTCCAGAGCCTCACATTTTTCTTCTGTCAGTTTCAGTTGCTTCTTCATGGCGTTTCCGAGTTCGCCAACTGTCACTTTTATAACGTTGTACGTTTCTTCTTCCGACCATCTCTCAGACAATTTCTGATTCATTTTGCGTTTTCGATAACGCTCTTTTGCTTGTGCATCCTGTTCTTTTTTTACCACTTTTCTGCATGCTTCACAGTATTTTAACGCAATGTGGCTGTGGTAGCTGTTGTGGTAGATGTCGCTGATTGGTTCATTGCATCGCAGGCAGTATTTGATAACTTGCATTTGCATCCGCTCCCCTACTGCGTTTTTCTTCCTGTTTTTCTCCTGCTTTTCTACCCAAAAAGACGGGTTTTTTCTGTTAATCGTCGGCAGGTGGGGGAGTGCTGCATCGCTCTGCACAAACATCCAGCAATCGGCGTGCAAAGTCGTTGACAATCTCCGGTGGAATGTCAGTCAGCGTGGTATGTACTCGCCGTCCTTCGTTGTCAAAATGAGTAATCTCAATCGGCATGCTCTCGCCCGTCTGAATCGCAACAACGCTGTCATTGATTAGCTGATTGCACTGCTCATACTGCCGGAGGTTGTCTTCCATGCGGTCTGCTTGCTCTCTTGCTGCCTGATAATCAAACCCAACCGGAACAGGTTTCAATGCTCTGCCGGACGCTTCTGCTTGCTCGTCCAGTAGGCGATTGTGTCGCCGCCAGGCAACCCAGCAGAGAACCGCAGCAATGCCGCCTAAAATCATTGTTTGCATTTTTTTCTTTTATCTCCTCTCCTGCAGTGTTCGCACGTTAAAAGGTTCGGGTCTTCTCGCTTCCTGCCGCATCGGGTGCAAAGCCCAGCGGTTCGCCGTGCCTCTCTGACTGCCTTTTTTTTTGCCGACCGTTCTGCTTTCTCTTCAGGGGTTAATCCAGCATACCAGAAGCGATGTCTTGCGTTGACAGCTTCCCGGCATGCTTGGCAAGTGACAAACCCATCCGTTGCGGAAGCGTTACGGCATCGCACACAAACATGGTGGGCTTTATACCAGTTGTAGCTTTCCAGCGATTCCTGATTCTTCTTCTGCCGCTGTTCTTCTGGGGTCATTCCGCCTCTCCTTCCTGTTTTTATTCCGGCAGACTGGACACACATACCACCCTGTAAACTGCCAGGACACGTTCCAATCCAGCCCGCATTGCTCGCAGATGGCGTATTTGTGTCCGTTCCGGATTTCAATTTTTGACTTCATTGAATAATTCGCAATTCCTTTCCGCTCCAATCTTCGTTCGGAAATGCCATTTCAAACAGTGCTCGTGTAATTTTTGCGGAAAGTTCCCGTTCTTCTTCTGGCGTGTGGTCGGGGATGCGCATATCCACAACCGTTCCATTTTCCAGCTTGATAACCTTTTTTCGGTATCCTTTGCACTGGACATCTTCTAAAACCACATGTTCTGGAATTTTCATAAAATCACCTCGCTTTTAGTTTATGCGGTGCAAACTTGTACAGTTGTCACGCACAAACGCCGTATTTCACAGCCAGTTCCTTGACAATTGCAACGTAGATTTCAATCAGCTTCTTGTCCTCAGCGATGATGTCAATCCGTGTCAGCTTGTCCCGTTTTGATTTGCAAATGCCCTCTCCAGCCATCCGATTCCGCTTATTTGTAAGCCGAGTGTTCAGGGAAACGCCTGCTCTGGATTCGATGGAACGATAAATCTCTTCATAGACCAGCCGAATACCGCCGTAGCCCTCTCCGGTTGCCCGTGCAATCTTGTTAATCAGGTGTTCACTGTCTTTCCGCCATGCGGTCTTGTCCAGAGCGATGACCTCGCAGGTGTTCTGCAACTTCTGTTCCAGCCCTGCAAGTGCGGTTGCCTGCTCTGCCTGACGGGCTTCTATCTGTTTCTGACGGGTTTCCATCTGAATCAGAACTTGCAACTGTGGGGACAGATCCGCAAACTGTGACTGCATGGAATAGCTGCCGTGTTTCCGGATGGATGGAAGCACATCGTCAAACACCCAACGCTCGAACTTCTCTGCATCCGGTCGGCGGCTGTGGGTAATCAGGCGGTATAAATCACCCTCGGTGATGAATAGCATATTCTGAATACCACCGTTCGTAGGGACTTCCAATTTGGAAACCCCTTTGCAATGAGCGTTAATTGCCTTGCTCGGAATTGCATATCCCAATGAATCAGCAACATCCTTTCCGCAAAATAACACCTTGCCATCATTCTGTTCCAAAATCCGGATTTCTCCGAAAACCTCATTCATGAATACCTGAATTCCATTCTCATTCATTTGTGTTTTCCTCCTTGTTCTTGATTTCATTTCCATGTTCAACGCCAATTGCAAAGCCCTTGTTCAGACCATCAACAACGCCACACAGCCATTCCAGTGTAAGTGGATTGAGCGTAGACATTTTACGATAAAATTCCAAGAGCTTCACGATTTCAACGTCTTCAACCTGCTGCATCTGATTTAACATCATAAAACAACATCCTTTCATTTTTTATTACCCTTACGGGCAGTGGGTCGGGATACGCTCCCGACGGGCGTTGTTAGTATAAAAGGCAAAGGTTGGAGGTAATTGCCCACGATGCTGCCACATCGTCCCCGTGTTGCCGGTAGGTCAGCAGAACGTCAAAACAGCATTCCGTTGCTTTTGATATGCATAAAACCAAGCACACTTAACTCTGTGCTTTCTTTGTATCCGGAAAAGCCTTTTCCCCTATAAACCGCCTGCCTTATTTCATATCTTTTTCTACTTCCACAACTGATTTCCAGCAAAATGAAGCACATCTCGCCTTTTCTCGGTTCTTGGTCGTCCGTGTACTGACCATGCCATTTTCTGATGGTGTTTGCCGTTCCATCAAAAATGACCTCATACGCTTCAACGACTGCACCATGATGTCTTTCAATGTATCTGTGCCCGACTGGATAGCCTATCATAACGACGTTGCCGCCGTCCTTATCGCAATCGTAGTCGACATGGCACACATCACACAAACCATCAGCAAATTTGCATAGTACCGCAGGATAAACCACTTTGACACCGACAATTTCTTTAATCGTCATGTTTTTTGTTTCTACAAACATTTTCGTTCCCTTTCTCCCCGTGTTGCCGGTAGGTCAGCAGGTGATTAGTCATGTTGGAATAACTGGTTTACAGAAACATCTGAAAAGAATGTTTCCTGAATCCGGATTGCTTCATCCAGCGAAAAACGCAGGTTTCCATTCAGCTTTAGTGTAAATGTGTTTGGCTGCACATCTAAAAGCTGGTAGATGTCCTTTTTTGAAATCTTCCGCAGTATGATTTCAGATTCCAACACCGGATAATAGGCTGTTCCATCTCTCTTCATGTCATCATCCCCTTTCACTATACAGGGATTTTCGGGAAAAACTTGTATGCAAACGTACAAGTTCCGAAACGGTTTTACGATTTCTTCACAATTTTTAGAAAATCTGTCAATTTCACCGCTCGGTTTTTGTGCAGCTTTTCAGCCAAGCGTTTTGGTTTTCCGCTGGCTCATGGCTGTCGGTTACGCCACAACCCCTGCAGCCTTTTCTTCCAGCTTCATCTTGTACCACTCCAGATACCGTTTCCGCTGCTCGAAGTCTGGCACAGATACCAGCAGCCCGACATCCACCTTTTGCAAGGTTTCCATCATCTGAATCTGCGTATCTGACAAATACGGGCGGATGCTCTTTCCTTTTTCAATGCCGTTTGCCTGCCGGAACTGTTTCGCTGACATTCCGGTTACAATTCGGTTAATCATATCGCATTCATTGCTGAAATGATACGGCTTCGGGTGGTCATGCAGCAGCTTGATGTTTTCCGTCAGCAGCGGAAATTCCTTTCGGGTCAGAACCAGTGTCTGGATGAATCGTTCCATTTCGTTGAAGCGGCGGATGTAGAGTTCTTTGAACTGCATCGCTTTTTTTCCGGTGTAACCCATTGTCAGCATGGTGAAGCCGTCTCTTGTCATCAGGTAGCATAAATTCTTTTTGCCGCTTGCATCCTTGTAAGTTGACTGCTCAAAATTGAGCCGTCGAAAATCTTCACTCAACCCAGATTTGGGGGCAGTGATTCTGCCAATGTCACGAATTACATGGTCGTGCCGCTTTTCAAAGTACTGTGCCACATAGCGGCTGTCCACCAGTGCAACATCATGACCGTCGACAAATATGCCGTAGTCATCCTTCGGGATCATTTCTTTCATTTTCATCTTCTCCTTTCTTTTCTACGCCAAGGATTTCATCAGCGGAGCACCCCGTACATTCTGCCATCGCCTTTACAATTTTCGCCGATGGTGGACGGTATCCCCGTTCGATGTCGCTGATGGTCTGCTTTGTGCAGCCAATCAGCTTTGCAAGTTCCGTTTGTGTCAGATTCTTTGCAGTTCTTGCAAGTTTGAAACTTTCGGATAAAACCAAATGATCACCCTCTTTTCTTGCATAATATTGTTGACTTTTTTGTCTGAACATGTTACAATTAAGCTGCAAAGCATGACTGTTTTCAAAAATCGCATGCAGAAACGCCAACCGCCATTGTACCAAGTCGATTTGTACCCGTTGTCTGTTCTGTCTGCTGCTCTGCCTGTCAGCCGTGCCTGTTTTAACTGTGATTTTATTATACGCTAAACTTAGCCAAAAGTCAATAGAAAAAGCTAAATTTAATTATTTTCGTGATTTTAAACAAAAAAGGAGGTTGTTTTTTATGGAAAACGAATACGTTTCATCCGAAGTTTCAGAAAAAATCAAAAGAAGATTAAAAGAATTTGGAATTACAGCTGAAGAGATGCTATCTGAATTAGGGATGGGGAAACGAACGTTGCAAAATTATAAAGCATCCATGCCAAAAGCAGATAATCTTGCTAAAATTGCTGATTACCTTGATTGTTCCGTTGATTATCTATTGGGAAGAACGGATAATCCTAATGTTAGCGGAAATTACATAAACGGTGACAATAACGGCATTCAAGCGATTAAAAATCGTGGCTCTGTCACTATCCGGCAGACTGCTGAAAAAGAAAACAACTGCAAGGAAATCGAAGTACTGTTGGAAAAAATGCCCCGTTCCAAACAGCTTCGAGCAATTGCAGATATTATAGATTTGTTGGAAGAACAATACATAAATGAGGATGATAAAAATGAAATACTGCGTAAATGACGAAAAAATAGTTGCATAGGAATAAAAAATGTGGTATAATTATAGAAAGGGATAAGTATGACAAAGAAATCCGCTTTAAGCACGGAAGAAGCAATAGAGCTAATAAACTTATTGAAAAGAAAAGTAATAAACCAAACGTATTATATCCCAAACGGAAAAGGTAGATTTGAATTTGAAGTTGTTTCTGATGATGATCAGTCTTTTGTTGTTAATGTTCAAAGAAAAGGCATTAATGCTGATAATTGTACTTATTTAGGTCGGTTGCCCGAAGGAATTGTACTACTTCGCTTAGATGTTGGAAAAAACCTAGTTCATTATGATGAAAAGACAGATACGCACATAAAAGGGGCACATCTACATATCTATTCTGCTGAATATGGTACAGAAGCAATTCCGTTTGATGTTTCCAACAAAAATTTACTTGAGCTTTGTATGGACTTTTTTGAACGATTTCACATTGTAGAGCCTCCAACGATTGCCCAAGTAACATCACTTAAAGGATTTTAAAAAGCAGAAAAAGGAGTTGATAGCATGGATATTAAGAAAATGATAGATTCCTATACCGATTGGCTTAACAAAAGTATCTCTTTTGAAAAAATCGGTGAATACTATGAAATAACAACTCCATATTTAGACCGCTTTAACGATTATCTCCAGATTTATGTAAAGCAAGTTGATGAAGATGATGTATTTTTCACAGATGACGGTTATATTATTGGAAATCTTATCGCATGTGGCATGCAATTCAAGAAAAATTCTACAAAACAGCGAATTTTAGAAAGAACAATTCATAATTATGGACTTACACTGGATGGAGAAGCGATTACAGCCGTTTCTAAAATTAAAGATTTTCCGAAAAAAAAGCATATGATGGTTCAAGCAATGTTGCTGATTGATAATATGTTTGAACTGCGAAAAAGCAATGTAAAAAGTTTGTTTTTGGAAGATGTTACTACATTTTTCGATAAACATGAAATATATTATACCAGAGATTTTTCAATAATTGGAAGAACGAAAAATATATACACATACGATTTTCATTTTCAACGAAATAAAGCCAATCCAACAGACCGTTTTTGTAGAGTTATCAATCATTTAAACAAATCAATTAGAGATGCTACAATCTTTAATTGGCTTGATACGATGGATGCTAGAGAAGATAGCAGTACTTTAATAACAATTATAAACGATGAAAACAAAATAAATGAAAAAGATATTGTTGCATTTGAAAGCTATGCTATTAAACCAATTTTATTTAGTTCTATTGGTGAAAATCAAAATGTATTTGTATAAGGTATTAAATAAAAAAATCCCACCGAAGCGGTTGATGCACCTGCTCCGGTGGGATTTTGTTTAAAAATAGTTTACAATTATATTTTCAGTACGTATTGACATAATACGTATAATGCGCTATAATAAGTATGCGAGGTGATGAGAATGACATTTAAAGAAATTGAAAAACGAATCAAAGCCGATGGTTGGGTATATGATCATTCACGTGGTTCTCATTACTATTACAAACATCCAACCAAAAAAGGAATGGTCACAATTCCACATCATGGCGGTGATATTCCAAAAGGCACATTAAATTCGATTTTCAAGCAGGCAGGGCTGAAATAAGCCCTCGCCCTGCAAGTTTTAAAGGAGTGATTGCAATGTTATCAATGTATCCAGCTTGCTTTTACAAAGAAGAAAATGGTTATTCTGTTATTTTTCCAGGATTGGATGTAGCAACCTGTGGCGAAAATGAACAGGATGCAATGGAAATGGCTGTGGATTGTCTGGCAGGGTATCTCTGGGATGCAAAGCACGACCACACTGAAATCCCAGCAGCCATGAAACTGGAAGAGGTGGACTTAGAAACAGTTGCGGATGGCGTTCCGTACGAAAGTGCATTTAAAACGCTGGTAACTGTTGACGTAGAGGAATATGCAAAGAAACATTTTGAAAAGGCTGTTAAGAAGACGCTGACGATTCCAGTATGGCTGAACGAACTGGCAATTCAAAACGGTGTGAATTTCTCACAAACGTTACAGGAAGCCTTAAAAGAACGGTTGCATGTCTAAATATGCGTGAATATGAAGATAAAGACGAACAACTTCAACAGTTTATCAACAGTCAGTGAAAAAAACCGCCCTGCAAGGAATTGTGGGGCGGTACAATTAAGAGGTGATTTTTTGAAACAATATTGTATGTATTTGCGAAAATCCAGAGCGGATGCAGAAGCAGAAGCCAGAGGGGAAGGGGAAACCCTTGCAAGGCACGAGCACGCATTGCAAGAACTCGCAAAACGGCAGCATTTGCCGATTGTTAAAGTTTACAAAGAAATCGTAAGTGGCGACAGCATTGCAGCCCGTCCGCAGATGCAACAACTGCTGCAAGACTTAGAGCAAAACCAGTATGAAGGTGTGCTTGTCATGGAAGTGGAACGTCTGGCACGTGGGAACACGATTGACCAAGGAATTGTAGCACAAGCGTTTAAAGATTCTGAAACGAAAATTATAACGCCTGTAAAAACTTATGACCCAAACAACGAATTTGACGAAGAATACTTTGAGTTTTCGCTTTTTATGTCCCGGAGAGAGTACAAGACCATCAAACGAAGAATGCAGGCTGGAAGAATTGCATCGATTAAAGAAGGGAACTATATCGGGACAAATCCGCCATACGGCTATCGAAAAATACATCCTGCTCCGAAAGTGCGAACCTTGGAAATTATAGAAGAAGAAGCAAATGTAATTCGGATGATTTTTGACGATTATTTGCATCATGGAAAAGGTGCAAAGGCGATTGCAACAAAGTTGAATCTATTGCAGATACCCCCACAAAAGGCAGACCGCTGGGAATGTGTTAGTGTTCGGAAAATACTGAAAAACCCGATTTACGCTGGAAAAATTCTCTGGCATACGAAAAAAGACGGTGATATTCTTGCGGAAGGGCATCACGAGGGGATTATATCATACGAAAGTTTTTGTGAAGTGCAGAAACGAATGCAGAAAAAAGCTGTTCCGCAAACACAGGTTGGAACAGAGCTGAAAAATTATTACCACGGTGTGATGTTTTGTGGAAATTGTGGGCATCAAATGCGAAGAAGACCGGCGAAAATACGAGACGGATATATGCTTTGCCTGCGGAATGAATGCCGTGGAAAAGTTTGCTGTTCGCCAATTGAAGTTGTGGATGAAGCTGTACTTGCTGCAGTAAGAGCCAGATTGAACGATTTGGAATTATCTGCATCCGATAGTCATACACAGTCACAACAGACACAGCGTGAAGAGCAGCAGAATAAAGCGGTGGAAGAGATGCAAGTAGCTTTGCAAAAGTTAAAGAAGCAAAAAGATAAATTGTACACCTTGCTTGAAACTGATGTCTATACAACAGAAGTTTTTGTGGAACGGTTGAATATCGTTGAACAACAGGAAAAAGAGTTGAAAATAGAATTGGAGCATCTGCGTGCAGAGCAAGAACAGATAGAAAACCATTTAGATGCGAATACGTCCGTAGCTTTTTTACGACAGCTGCTTGACGAATTTTCGGGTGCCCAGCCAAAAAGAAGGAATGAACTGCTAAAGCAGGTAATTGGAAAAATTGTGTATCATAAGACGGAACGAATGTGCAGGAACAGAATGCAGTCTGATTTGCGATTAGACATCACTTTTTTGTGATTTTAAATGTACAACATCAGCATGAGAAGAAATTATTATATTGATGCTATACATCAAATAAAATAAAAAATACCGCCTTACCGGATGACATCCGATAGGGCGGTTTTGCATTAGAATAAAGTAAAATTTGCGACAAATACAGTATATCATACTTTTTCATGACTTGTCAATAAAATCACTTGTCGAATTTTGTCGATGAAAATTATAGTTTTGCATCCAACGAAGCCACATGCTTCAGAATCTGCTGCAACGTGGATTCTTCGGTGTCTGGTTCGGGTGTTGGTTCTGGTTCAGTCGGCTGCGTTGCTTTCGTGAAGCCGTTTAATCCAGCAGTTTTTATGATCGCCGGGTAATCCTTGTAAGCATAATCCAAATCCACATCGCCAGAAATGCCTGGAATACAGCCCGTCCAACTATACTGCCATAGTCCATAAGACCCAGCATAATCTGTTTGCTGCACGCCAATATGGGACAGAAAAATATCATAGCGATTTTTGACCGCCGCACTGAAATTACTTTCCAAGGCAGATTTGAATGTATAAATCGCCGTATAATAACCGGCATTTTCCAACGCGGTGCAAAAGACAGTGCTGAGGGCATCGGCTTGCGGCAGGCAGCGAGCCTCTTCGATGTCAAATGCAACCGGATATTCAAACTGTTTCCCCTGAATTGTTTGCAGGCAGACGTTTGCTTCCTGCTCCGCTTCTGCAGCAGTGGTGGCATAGCTGTACCAGTAAACGCCGACCGGAATGCTCAGCTGTTTGCAGGCGGCATAGTTTCGTTCAAATTGTTTGTCGACTTGTGAAGTTTCCTTTCCATAACCTGCTCGCAGAATCGCAAAATCCACTAACCCCGATGCTTTTACTTTCTCCCAATCAATCACGCCCTGTGCATAGGATACGTCAATCCCTTTTAAGAGATTTTTTGTTTCAGGCTCTGACTTTTCAATACCAAAATACTTGTAAAAATCATCTGTTACAGTCCCGTTTCCATGTATTTCATCGCCGTACCATTTTGCAGATGCCCGAACATCTAAATGCGTATACTGATAACTACTTGTGATATTAGCAATACCAGTAAAGCCCAAATCCTGAGCCTTACAGCACACCGTTTTGCTGCTGATTGGCTGACCATCTCGCCCGTAACAGCAGACATCCGCAGCAGTGCCCTTTGTATGCTGACCGCTGCTCGTACCGCCTACAGCTTTATCGTGCTCTGGGCAGCGGTAGCCGCTTGTCACAATGATTTTACTACAGTTCAGGGCGGTGTAGAGGGCTTCCAGCTTGTCGACCAATTCAGATGCAATCAAAGTTTCATGGTTGCCACCACAACTGCACCGAAATTCACGTGCATTGAAATGTAGGGAAAGCTGGATATTATCGTTATAATTATAATGATTGACTGACATAATATCATCCTTTCGCAAAAAATATTTTTAGAAAAATTGAAAAAGCACTTGACAACCACCTTTCAATGTGGTATAATAATATACAGAAAGGGGGGGGTGGAAAGCATTGGCAAAACAAAAAAAGAAGTCTACCAAACGGCACAAATCAAAAACTAAGATTGATGTCAGCAATCTTTTGATTAGTGCGTTGGTAGACTTCACAGTCGGATTTCTGTTAATACTGATTGATAAAATCATAGGTTAACAGAAAGGGTAGCATAGAGTGGAAAATTTCCGCTCTCCCTGCTACTCACCATTGTATCATAAAAGAAAGCCAATGTCAACACAATGGGAACACTTACAAAATTCGGTTGCTTACTCATTTTATTTGGAATTGTAAAGTTGACGCTTTACTTTTACCAGAAAGGAAAGAAATGAATCTGAAACAAATTCGAGCACAAAAAGGGTTAACGGTTCAGCAGTTGGCAGATTTGGCGGAATTGCCAAAACGAACAGTTGAAAACATTCTCAGAAATGGGGATTGCCTCGTGTCTAACGCTATCAAGCTTGCTGATGCCCTTGGTGTCACGCTGGATGAACTTTGCAGAGATAACCCAGAACAGACCGAAACCGAATAACCCGATGCCGTCCGGCAGCTTTTCCGCTGTCGGGCGGTTTTTTATTTTGATAGGCTTTTTATAATTTCTTTTTCCCGGTCACTGAGTTCAAATCGTTCTGCCCGTTCTCGTTCTGCCCGTTCTCGTTCTGCCCGTTCTCGTTCTGCCCGTTCTCGTTCTGCCCGTTCTCGTTCTGCGGCACACCGTTCAGACACTAAAAAACCACCGCCAAATATCCCCTTTTTCTTTTCTTTTTGGGCGTCAAGCCGCGGTATAAAAAAAGATTCCGATTTTAACACTTTAAACTCAATTCCCAATCTTGAGTAAGCGCTAATCCGTGCAGCTTGTACAAGATGATTTGGGTATGTGTATTTTGGTAGCTGCTTTTTTGCCTCTTTTCGTACTGCTTCTGTTGCTCTTTTTACAGCCTGATATAATCCCGGAACGGTTCTGATTCGCAAATCTTTTGGTTCTAAATTGGTCAAAAATGACGTTTTTACAATAGCACCGTTGTCATAAGTGATGTTTGTATCCACAACCAACGCTGTGCATTCTCTATTTCTGATGCAGCTAAAAAGGGTCAAATTGGGGGCAAATAAGAAAAACGAAATATTTTA